TGGTAAGACTGTTGAAGCATTAGCTTTACTCAGATTTCACGCCAAACAATATACTCCAACTCTAATTATCACGAAGTCTGCAATTAAGTTCCAGTGGTTTAAGCAATTAGTTAGATGGTTAGGCCCGGACTTTCTTGCACAGATTATCACCACTTCAAAGGATTTCGTATATCCTAACCTAAAAGTCTATATCATTCCATACGACCTGCTACGTCGATTTCCACGTGAGAAGATAGAGAAACTAGGTATTAAACTAGTTATACTTGATGAATGTCAGCAGATTAAGAATCCTGATTCTAGTCGAACACAGGAAGTTCGTAGGATAGTTAATAATAATGGATGCAAAGTAGTTCCATTGTCAGGAACACCCTGGAAGAATCGTGGTAGTGAATTCTTCCCAGTCCTGAATATGATGGACCCTATCAAGTTCTATTCTCATCAGCGTTTCCTTGAGAATTGGGTAGAATATTTCTGGCAAGGTAACAAGAAAAAGATGGGTGGTATCCGAAATCCTGTTAAGTTCAGAGAATTTACCTCCGCGCTTCTCATTCGTCGTGAATATAATGAAGTGATGGATGAATTTCCTGATATCAATCGTATGAAACTAAATGTGCAATTAGATGACCTCGAACAGTCTACATATGATGATTCAGTTTCAGACTTCGTTGCATGGTATAATCAAACTGTAGAAGAAAAGGGTAGTGAGGAAGCTTTATCAGGTATTGAAATACTTGCTAAGATGTCAAAGATGCGTCATATCGTGGGCCTCGCTAAGATTCCTGCAACTCTGGGATTCATTCAAGAGTTTATCGAAGATACTGAGAAGAAGATAGTTATATTCGTTCACCACAAAGATGTAGGTGAACTAATGGTAGCTGCACTCAGAAATACCGATAAGACTAGTAATCCTGATTGGTGGGAATTAGCACAGAACCTACAGAATGAAGGTATACAAGTATTTCAGTATACCTCAGCACATACTGGTAGACCTGAAGGAAATCAGATTCAAGAGAATTTCAACAAGTCGAAACGCTGTATTATGGTAGCCTCGACCCTCGCGTGTGGAGAAGGTATCGACCTTCAAACTTGTGCCGATGCTGTTCTACATGAGAGACAGTGGAATCCACAGAATGAGGACCAAGCCGCACCGGGACGATTTCGTAGAATTGGACAGTTATCATCAGTGATTAACATTACAGTTCCAGAAGGTGAAGGAACTATGGATGAACATCTGGATGGAACTGTTGAGACTAAGCGTAGACAGTTTCACGTAGTTATGAATAAGGGTCAAGCCGTTACATGGAGTGAAGGTGATATTGGAAGGGAGGTTGCTAAGAAGATTGTGAATAAGTTTAATGAGAACAGAGCACGTCAGAATAGAAAGGTAGTGTGACTATGACTGAAAATAATGGAATCTATCCACTATTCACCCCGAATCAGAGACACGAAGATAGATGTAATGGGTGTCTCGAACCACAGTTCTGTGATTGTCTATGTGAGACTTGTAAAACATCACGAGAGAAATGGTTTTCTTCCGAAGAATATCGAAAATATCTCTCGGGCATAACAGACCCACGCGATTAGGTAGACATATGGAACAACAATGGCACCATTACACTATCGTGTTTGCTAATGGTAAGAAAATGCTTATTGACATTGTGAAGGACCAAGCGGAACGTCGTTCTGCTCAGTCAGCAGCGCGACAGTGGGCAATCTTGCATGGTACAGTGGTTGTGTCAGTTAAACGCACTAAATAGGAGAAAAGAAAAATGACTAAACAAGAACTATTCCAGGCTGCTAAGACTTACTTTGAGGAAATCGAACAGGACCGTAAGGCTCTAATTAAGATGTATCCTCAACTTGAGAAGAAAAAGTATCGAATGAGTGACGAGGGCAGAAAGAATATCTCGATGGGAATTAGAGCTTATCACAGGGATAAGAAAGCAGCGGAGAAGGATAATGGCAAAAAGTCGTAATCGTAGTCGTGATATTCGTAAGCGCGCTGCTAAGAAAAGGAAGAATCGAGACTATCAGACTCTTAAGTTAGCAAAGATTGCTGCTGAATCTAAAAGACTAATGGACTTGGGAGAAGAACTGAGGAAGAATAATGGAACAAGATAATCAGACTATTGGTGAGACAAATATCCAAGAATTCATTAAGGATATTAATGAAATTGTGGATATCCCTATGGGCGGTAAGAAGAATATAATCATGGATAGCCAGATTCTTACTGCTGTAATGAATTGTCCTCGCTTAACTGATTTTAGGTTTAACCTAAACTTACAATCATTATCAGGCAAGTCTAATTCATTAGAATGTGGTTCCATAGTTCACCGATATATGGAATCATATTATGGTGCAATAATTAAGGGTATCAGTAAAGAAAAAGCGTTTGGCTTCGCAATTACTGATGCCGAACTCTATATTCAGGGATGCCCTGATTGCACGGGGTTTGAATCTACGCCGGAACTAAAGAAACCTGCTTGCGGACACCGTGCGGGTGACTTTCCGGGAGTAAAGAATACTCCAAAGGATTCTGCCGATTATAAAACAGGTTGGCAGCATGTTCTCGAAACTTGTGATGAATATCACAGATTCTATATTAGTGACCATTGGGTTCCATTAGAAGTAGAAACTGTTAAAGGTGAGGTTCTCTATGAGGACGACGAGATTAGGGTTCTCTGGAAAGCCAAATTAGACCTTATTGCTGATACTAATCAGGGAATCTTTCCAATAGACCATAAGACGATGAAGCAGCGTAGGAATACTCTCTCATTGAATAATCAATTCATGGGACAGTGTATCCTGATGAGAACTCGTAATGTTTTCATCAATAAGATTGGGTTCCAGAAAACTCTGAAACCTGTCGATAAGTTTCTTCGCCCTCCTATTTCCTATTCGGCAGCAAGGCTGCTTGAATGGCAGGGTGAAACTCTACCATTTTACGCTAAACAACTTCTCATGTATGCTGAGATAGGTCATTATCCGCCACAGTTCGGACAATGTGAAGGTAAGTATGGAAATTGTCCCTTTACTGGTGTATGTGAATCTGACCCCGGTATGCGCGAAGAAGAAATGAAATTACACTTTACTGTTGGGCCGGTATGGAATCCGGTCAATGAGAATGAGGAAGACTAATATGGGCGATGAAGCCGATTATCTTATAGAACAAGGAATGTCTGATTGGGGAGAAGGTTTGGACAGAGATGGATATTGGAGACTTTTTGGAAATACCTCAACTACTCCCCGAACAATAATCTGTAAGTATTGTAAGCAATCTGGATTTTATTGGGAGACAACACCTAATGGATGGAGATTGTTTAATAGAGAAGGTATGCACTATTGCAAGGAGAAAGTAAATGAAAAGTAAAGCAGTTAATCATCTGCACCGATATAAGAAGAAGAATCTAGGTAGAGATGGTAAGGAGTTCTTCGTATATATGTGCACAAAACCAACTTGCACACACTATATTCGTTGTGACTTAGCTGATGGCAAGTTATGCGAATGTAATAAGTGTCATGAAACTATGATAATCACCAGAGCAATTTTAACAAAATCTAGTGGCAAGCCAATGACTCTACCTCATTGTCTTGGTTGCACTAAGAGAAGGAAGGAAACCAATGAAAAGGTTGCAGCAATTACGGAATTTCTGGGCGGAATTTAAACTACGTTTTAGTTCTATGAAAGAACCGTGGTTTTATGACAAAATGAGTGATGAATGGAGGAAGGAAAATCTAAATGCCAACACTTGATTCAGTTAAACTAGAAGCCCTGTTCTCTATGTTTAAGGGAGAGCCTGGAACTCGCAAGTCTACTGCTGCTCTGTCATATCCAACACCTCAGTATTGGATTTCGACAGACCAAAAAATGGAAGCTATGGTTCTTCCTGCTAAGCGTTGGGGAATTTCATCGAAAGATATTCACTTCGATGATTTCACTGACTGGGATAAACCTAGAGCACAACTAGAAAAGATGCAAGTTAATTGTCCCTACAAGACTATCATTGTCGATTCAATCACATCTATCGGTGATGCTATGACTCGACAAGTTCGTAGAGCTAAGTCACAGGATAATACTG